CTATTCTGTCCAGTCTTAACAATAGGTACTTCACGATTATATCTTACTAAAATACTTCCCCCATTAGCTGGTACACTACTTCCAATAGCTGTTCCACTTGTAAAAATTATCTCTTTATCTTGATAGCTTACTAAATAATCAACTCCAGATTCAAGTGAATTAGTCATTTGAAAAACTCCTCCTTTTTGTGGTGTACCTAAATATTCTACATATGAATCGTGAGGTTTACTTATTAATGAGAAAACACTACCCCCATCTGCACTAAGAGTTTCTTCAAATCCAGCTAAGTATCTATCACCATAAACCCATATATCATTTGCCATACCTTCTCTTGTAGTATCAAAATCCATTTTTAATATATTAGAATTATCTAAAGTAACACCTGAATCAATATTCTCATTCTTCTTAAAATTTAAATCCTTATTATTATCAATATAAAAATAATATCCACTTAGTTCTCCTAATTGTTTAAAGGCATCCATAATAGTTACATGATTAAATGCAATTCTTTTAAGAGTTGTTTCAGTAGTTGCTACATTAGTATATGTTATCTGGCCACTTAATTCATTATCAATAATATTTTTAACTATTGTACTTACCTCTGAATCTGTATAAACTACTGGTTCAACTGTTGTATCCATTAGTCTTGCAGTATAATCTCTTCCTCTAATAGATACTTGTTGAGTATTTTCTATTCCTTGAAATTTAATATCTTCTATTATTCCAGTCATTAGTTTTGTAGTTGCTGGGTCTGTGTCTTCATCTGCATAAATTATAACTTCATCACCTATTGTAAAATTATCTTTATGCCTACCATAAGGACTTGGCAAAGTGATATTAAAATTAGTAGTTGCACTAAACTTACTAGTTGAGCGCTTTAGAGTTATATTTAATGAATCAACATACTCTGTTCCATCTACTGTTATTTTTGTATTTATCATGTGCTATTCTTTGTGCTATACTCCTTAAACATTATCTCACTTAATGCATTCCCAGCATCTTGTCCATCCAATCCAATTAATTGGTCAATATTATTATTTACAACAACTGCTTCTCTTGCATTAATTTTATCATCTTCTTTTTTAGCCATTTTTTCTTCAGCCATATCTAATATCTCTTGTCCAGCTTTATCTAATTCCATCTTTAATGCAGTTATTTCTCCAGCTTGTTGTTGTTTTAGTTCTTCAATATTAGTAGTAGGTGCAGATAATTGAGTTGTTGCTGCACTAACTTGCGCTCTTAAATCGCCCATATCAATTCTTGGTCCACCTAATCTTCTTGATATTGTATTAAATGCACTAATTAATGGTGCCATCATATCTAAGATTTTATTCACAGCTTTACCTGCAACATCAACCATTCCATTCCAAGCATTGATAAATGCGTTTTTAATTCTTGCCCATACTCTCTCTAAAACATGTCCTAATTGAGCCATTACAACAGATACGCCTTTAGAAAAATTAATCATTACTTTTAACATATCTAATAAGATTTCTCTCCAATGTTTAATCCATATAATTAAACCAACTATGATTGCAATAATTGCTGCAATAATTGCTATTACTACTAATCCAACTGTTGCTATTGCTAAAATTGCAACTGCAGCTGCACCGACGACAACTGTAACTAATCCAATAATAACTATTAATTCTTTTTGATTTTCAGATAATTTATCCCACATCTTAATTAACCAATCCAATGCTGGAATTAAATATTCTTTAATAAGAGGTATTAATATGTCACCAATATCATCAGCTATTAATATAAATCTATTCTTTACTATTTTTAATTGTTCTTTAAGGTCTGAAAATCTCTTATCTGCTTCTTCTACTAAAGCATTATTCTCTTCCCATTCTGCATTTGCTGTTTTAACTGCATCGCTTAATATATCACCTCCACCAGCTAGTGATAATAATGACCTTGCTGTTCTTACACCACCTAATTCAACATCCTCTAAAATTAATTGTGCATTATCACCTTCGTTTCCTAATCCTTTAACAAATGCTTGGAATGCACCCATAGCATCTTTTTCCCACATAGCTGAAAATTCCTCAACTGTCATTCCTGCAGTATCTGCAAATAATAATAATTCTTCAGAGTTCTCTGCTATTGCTCCATTTATCTTTAATAAGGTTGTCTGAATAGCTGTTCCACCTGCTTCTGCATTAATACCAACTGAACTTAATGCTGCACTTACAGCCATTATATCAGAAGTAGAAAATCCTACAATCTTACCTGCTCCTGCTATTCTTTGAGAAAATTGTACTATCTCACTTTCAGTTGTAGCAAAATTATTACCTAATTCAACAACTACTGAACCCATTCTATCTACATTATCTATCGGCTCTTGCATTACATTCGCTATTCTTGCAAATGATGTTGCTGCAGCTTCAGAAGTTAAATTTGTAGTTACACTAATCTGCGCAATAGTCTTTGTAAATTTCTCTATGTTATCTACACCTTCAACACCTAACTGTCCTGCTAGTTCTCCAATCTTTGATAACTCTACAAATGTTATTGGTGTTACTGTGCTTAAATCTTTAAATCTTTGTTCTAAATCTCCAAATTCTTGTTCTGTTAAATCAACTGTTTTCCTTACTCCAGTAAACGCACTCTCAAAATCTATTGATGTTTTTATTGCTTTAAGTAATCCTGCACCTACAATTGCTGCACCGGCTCCTGCAACTAATGCACCTTTTCTAAAAGATTTTAAAGAAAGAGTTGCTTTACTAAAAGTTGCACTAAATTGGTCCTTTGCTCTTATTACTACTTCAACTACGTTTGTTCCTATTCCTAGTGCCATTATCTTCTTCTAGCTTTTGATTTAGCTTTTCTTTCGGCTTTCTTTTGTTCTGCCTTTAACTTCTTAAAATACCGATTTATCAACATATAATCTCTAAAACTAAGTTTCTCTCTAACATAATGAAGTGTCCATTTAAAATGGTCACAAATACTTAATTCGGCAAGTTCTCTTTCGTTAAAGGCTTCCGAAAATCCTCTAATCCATTAATCTCATTAACTACTTTTTGAAGTTCTAAACCTTCTTTCATAGAAAGTTCTTCATATTCTTCTTTAGTAATTCCTGTAGACAAAGTTAAAAGAGTTTCAGCCATTACTTCTTGTGACATATCCGAAAGTTTCACTACATCTTTATACTTAACTTCTTTGATTGTATAATTCTTTCCGTTTACTTCTACTTCTTTTTCCATTAGTTCCTCCTAACTTTTAGGTTAAAGTTCGCTAATCCTAATAAGGATTAGCTGAACCAGCATAGTCTTTGCTATCATAACTTATTAAGTTGCAAGTCTTTGGTCTAATTTCTAAAGTTGTTTCATTTATACCTTCAACCTCGCTTGGATTGTCCATAGTTGCAATTATACAACCACTCATATAAATAGTTGCGTGTGCGCTTCCTACTGCTGTAACATCATGGTCTAAGTCTAACTCTGCATTGAATACTGAACCACCTGCAAAGAAAGTTCTATATAATCTATGTTGTATTGGAAAGTCTGCATCCATTGTTACATTAAGTGTATAGTTTCTATTACCTAAAAATGGTTGTCCAATTGCTCTTGAACCATTAAGATAGTGTGGTGCTTCTAAGTTGTTTGTTATTTCTAACGAAATTTCCTTTGCTGTACTTATTGTACTACCTGCTAATGTTAGAGTTGAATCACTCCATAAATAAGGTCTCAATATATTAGAACCTATTGTTGTAGTTGTTCCTGATGAATGGTCAATTTGCTGAGCCATAAAACCTGTTTCAATAGATGTTTTTTCACCTTGTGCAAGAGTTAAAGTTGCTGTATCAACAACACAACCTCTTACTGTTCTTATGAAATTAGCACCTGTTCCTGGAGTTTGTTTACTATCTTCTATTGTAAAGCTATATGGTGTTGTCATTTCTTTTCCTGTTCCTGATATAAATACATTCTGACAAGCATCGCTATCAAATTCAGTTGCTGTTGTTGTTCTAGTATTGGTTGCTACTACTTCATATGTTGAACCTAATGCATGTGCCAATAAATTAACATCTTGAATATTAGATGTAATAGTTCCTGCAATATCTAATGGTCCTTGCTGAAAATCTTGTACATTTCTACTAGATGCACCCAAATATCTATCTTCTAAATAGTTTTCAGTTTGGTCAATAGAAAATGATTGAATTTCACCTAACCAAGTGTTTGCTCCGACTCCTAATGCGCTTATACTTCCTGCATATGTTCCACTCTCAAATAAATGGACTACTTTGTTCTGGTCTGCTAAATATCTACTCAAATTTTTTACCTCCTTGTGAATTTAGATTAAAATATTTTATTAATAATTTTACCTTATCATTCCTTATAGGTACTCTATCAGCTATAAGTCCTTCTATTAATTCTTCTGGATTATCAAACATTTTTCCTATATCTTTTGCTATCTCTTTTCCTATTCCATTAATATTTTCTAATTCTTCATACCATTTTGTATTAGTCAAAACTACTTCATTACCTTTATCTTCCAATCTCCATGGTTCGTTTGCTTCAATCCAGTCTCTTTCATCTCTGTCTGCCATTTTAAGATATATTGATAAATTTATATGTTGCTGTGATAACTTTGCTATGTACTCCACCTTCACCTGCCTCATCTACATTTACTGT